CCGTCGGCTGTCTCATAAGCTTCTACTTGAGCCTCAAGCGTCAGCTTAACTTCATCAGAAACTGATAACATGTCTCCCATGCTGTCGGCCATGGCTTTAGCTTTGGTTGCCGCTTGGCCCATCGCTTTGTCGGCCTCTTTTTGAAAATCTGCAAAGGTGCCGCCGGCAATATTAAGAGCCGCAACAAGGTTGTCCACTTCCCTCTTTAGTTGTGTTATTTGTTTTTGATCAAGTTGTGAAGTTTCGTCTGCCATATCTTAAAGTTCCTATTTAACTGGCCATTTGATTTTTGTTACTTCTTCAAAGTTTGAAACAGCAGTTAAAAGTTCTTTCTTCTTTGAAGCCGCCTCATCACTATCCGCGCCGTGCATATTTGCAGTTTTAATATATTGCTTAGAGTTGTTTAAAGCTCTCTTTAAAGCATCAATCTCTTTCTTGGTGCCGGTTAATCTTACCGGAATTGCTAGTTTGTCAATATCAATGCCGATGCCCTTTAAAAATAACCCTACAGCGCCCGTGAACAATTTATATAAATTTTCATTCAGCACTTCTTTTTTTGCAAAACCTAAATCAATTTCAATAATTGGGAGTTTTTCCATTTGATTTTTCTCCTTTGAGTAAATAGTGTTTCACATAAAATAAAGGACGCTCGTTGGGCGTCCTTTATCTGCTGGCTCCTTTATTTGCTTTTTCTACAGCTTCAATTTCTTTTTCTTTTTCTTTTATTAGACGTTGTACAAACCAAGTTCTTATTTTAATTGGCAAATTGTATGCTTCAATAAAGCTCCATCCGCCATGATATTTTAATGCAAAAAACTGCTCGTAAACAGATTCAATATATTTATCGGTCAGGCCAAAAAAAGTCCGCTGTCAGCGGAACCTCCACGTCCGTTTCATATTCGCACTCAGGGCACTGAAAGCCGTGCTTCATATCAACGTTTGGAGTTAATTTATTATAAATTTTTCGGAAATATCTTCCATCAAACAGTGGCATAACATCAATAAACTTATTAATATTTGATGCTCCTGCTTGTCCATTAACTTCTACTATGCAAGTTCTAAGTTGATCAACTATTGGTGTTTCGGGAAGATTACTTTTCTTTTTGTTTGCCTGAAGTTGCTCAAGCTTCTTCTCATCTGCGCCAGATAATAATCTGGCTTTGACCACAGCTTTAGTTTTCGGCAATGTAAATGAAAATGTATCGTCATCATTTTTCGTTGCTTCTAAACTTTTTAACCTCTCCTTGTCGGGAAACTGCAATTTTAAATTATTTAAATCAAAGCTTTGTTCGCTATTCTCAAAACAAGACGGACATGTGACTTGTGTATCATACACATTCCCATATCCTGTTGATCTTGCAGCAACAATAATAGCGTTTTTATCGCCCAACAAAAGAGAACTAACATTGATCATCTTATCAACCAAAATATTTTTTATTAATCGGTCTAAAACAATTCCCTTTTGAATAAGACTGCGGTTTGTTAAAGTATCTTCATCCTTTGCTGTCATATAACGTATTTCAACACTTTCTTTGTTGCGCAAAGGATGACCTTCGGGATAAAATGTACCCCTTGAAGGCAAATCAACAAATTCTGTTGGAACTGAAAAATCAAATGAAGCGCCCGATTGCTCAGCAATAGGCGCTGGAGAAGAGATACCGGGCATCGAGCCGATACGCTCTTCGTTTCTATTCTGTGTCATTAATTACCTCTTTTATTCTTTAACCCGGCGGAATCGCCCGACCGGCTGGAACTAACAGTTCAGCCCAATCATAACGTATTGTTAAAGAAATGTTAACCATTTCATCTGAGGCGTAATCTAGGGCTCCGAAATCAACAGCCGTAATAAAAGAATTTGTCAAAGTCCATGTCTCTATGTCTTCGCCTTCTGCCCCAAGCTGTACAATCTTAATTTCGCCCAAAGATTCAATTGATTTAATTTTAGAAACCGTAGTGGTACTAGCCGCATCCAAAGGATATTCATAACCCGCAGCAAACAAACGCTGTAGCATTGAATCTGAAGCGTCGGGATCCACAGGATCTGCTAAAGTAATCTCAATCGTATTCCACTGAACTCTTGCAGGGTAATAGAATGTGTGATTCAAATATTGATGAGGGCTCTCAGTAACAGTAAATGATGGTTTTTTAACCGTCTTAATAATCCAAGTTGGCATGCCGCCTAAATATAATACCCACCTATATGATCGTTTAGGTTCTACTAGAGGGTCTGACCAAAATCCTTGTGCCATGTTTTTCTTTCTCCCTTATCATTATAAATAGTGCAGGGGTGAAAAATCACCCCCCACTTTTAGTCTTCAAATGATGCTCCCGAGTCTGTGATTACAAAATCAATCGCGATAAACTCGATTGCTCTCGTTGGCTTAAGAATGATCTTCGCATACATTATGTTTTGATCAATCAAGTCAGGAGTCGTGGTTGTTTCGTCAAGGATCAGCTTGAAGTCTTCTAATCCCAATCTAACTTTCACGCTCAAGAGCAATGGCTTAACCATTCCAACAAACCTGTTCCAAGTTACTTTCGTATTTGGGTCAAACAAGAGTGATTTTGCTGCTCTAGAGATTTCCTTCTTGAGGAAAATCATAAGGCGGCGCACGTTAATTCTATCAAGCGCTGATGGCGTTGCTTGCAAAGTCTTTTGGCCGAAGATGACCAACCCTTCTTGCGGGAATTGTGCAATCGGATTAATCTTAGCTAGATAGAGATCATCTCTCTCATCCTTTGTTAGACGCGCTTCAACCTGCACAACCGGAATGCCGGCCGCGCCATCGCTTAGGCCGCCCCTGGTGAAGCCAGCAGGCGCGAACCAAGGTGCTTCCTTCATGTCGGTGCTAGAGAATACGCCCAGAGCAACAACCGAGGGCGGTGACCAGAGCGTAGTCGCGTTAATCGAATCTGAAATCTTAACCCACGGGTAGTAAGCGCAGCCGTAGCTCGTATTCAAGTTGCGATTCTGCATATTATCAACTACCGTATCAATGCTGCCCAAGCGATCTGCAAAACCATCTGCATTTTCAGACTTCGGCTTAAAGCCGCCGTTGACATCAATGATAGCTATAGCATCGCCGCGAGCTTCACATACTTCCATCAACTGACTAGTCAACGACTCGTTGGTGATGCCGGGGGCAGTAGCTGCATTAATCTCAACTTGATCTGGATCGGCAAGTGAATCAATGGCTCTCTTGACCGAGTTAAACGAATAGTTGTTTACATCAGTCGGAGTTCCAGTCCATTGGCTATTTCTAAATGGATCACTTTCTGTAATGTCCAGACCATCATCGCCGCCATACAACGGAACGGTAAACCTGTTCCAGCCGGCTCTTAATAGATCCTTCCATGTGCCATAATCTGATTCTGCTTTTGCCGAATCGCCAGAGCCGTCAGTCGTAAAAGACTTCATGTTTTTTCTATTGTCTACAGCCCAATAGCCATGGCTACCACTAATCTTTAAATCGTCCAAGGTAAATATCCACGAATCCTCCAAGAGGCTGGTTGAGATTGAATCTTTGTGATTCACGTACTTGATTGTATCAACAAAGCTTGGGTCGTGTTGGCTTGAATTGTACTTACTATAAGTCGCGCCCCAGTAAGCACCCTTTGGATTGGCCAAAGAGCCAGACTTGCTGTCCTCTCTTAAGCCCAACTCTGGGAAATACATCGAAGCGGTGAGGCTGCCATAGCCCAAGTGTACAAATACCGTCCCCAGGCCGGCTTCGCCGTTTGCAGCATAAGAATTCATAATCGAGTCTGCGCCTTTAACATATGCGGCATCTTCAACCTGCGCCGTTGTCCAGGCGAGGTCGGCGTCGTCGGCCGCGCCGGTTGCAGCAACCACCAAAGGTGAGGACGGGTAATCATATGCAACGCCGTTCGAAGCACTACACACGGCAAACGGAATAATGGTTTTTGGACCATAACAACCGAATGGTAAGTATTGTGTATCTGTATAGCCGCTGTCAACGTCTTCATTCATTACGACTCTAATAAACTTAGAACGAGTCGGGTGTTCGCCCTTGATTGTGTATTTTCTAGTAGTGTCATCCCACGTTCGATACTCAGTGCCGACTTTCTTTCCAACATAGTTGTTTGAATTAGGGTTCAAGTTACAAGACGAAAACTTCTCAACAACTTTGGGCGCATTATCAGTATCTGTAACAAGTCTGACGGATACTGAAAATGAACCATATGGGTCCGTATTATTCGATGAAGGTCTAATGTCCTCAATGGTAACTTTGTATTTTCTTTGCGTAGCTTCGCCCGAATCCGTTGTTTTGAAGTAAAACAGATTTTGCATGGACGAAGCAGCCCAACTACCAGAGTTCGTTGATAAATCTTGTGCGAATACCCAGCCGGTCGTACTATCTTTCATGCCGTGGCGATGTTTTGCCTGATCGCCGGCAATTGCGGAACCGCTGCCCAAAAGGCCGACAACAAATCCAACTGTACTACCTGTCGTGGAAGTGCTGTATTGCTGAACTTGAGAGTCCATCCAGTTATCAAAAGTCTCGCCAAGCCAATATATTTCTGTAGTAGAATTAATATCAGCGTTCGTTTTAACCGGGTTGGTGTTAAATACTTTTCTAATGTATTTTTCGCTGTCTGGGTTGAAATTAAAGGCTGTTTTTAACTGCAGTTTGCCGGTGCCGTTTTTAATCTGGCCAACATATTCATAGTTACTGCCAACATTTTGAATCATGGCACATGTACCAGTAGCTGTAAGATCTCCCAAGCCACCAGATTTCTCATACGGATTGCGAATGGCGCCTGAAAGCTCAAAACAGCCCTCATTACAGTAAAAAATAGCTGCCAGGGCGCCTGTTTCACGAGTCGTATTTGGTCCTGAGCCGGCAGTGTTTGTGGAGATAAACAAACCATATGCACCGCCGCCGCTGCTCGCTCCCGCATCAGTAAGAGCGGTGGTCTGCCAGCCGGCTTTGCCGCCGGCCGTTGATCCGCCGTGCTGGGCGCCGAGGAGCCTTACGATCGTTGCCGTAGATGAGTTTTTAAGCCAAGCCTGCGCGGCGTAAGCTGCATACGTCGGCGATGTGTAATTGCCGTTTCTCCAAACATCGTCGCTAGAACCACCAGCGACCGGATTACCAAAAACTTCAATAAATTCTGAAAATGAAGCAACTGTTATCGGCTTCATAGCCGGCCCGCGTTCCGTTCTGCCAATAATGGCTGGTCCAACTGGGGCTGCGACTCTTGGCCGTTGTGAATTATCGATTTCATCAATAAAAACACCGGGTGAAATAAATTTATATCTGCGGTCGATAGATGACATATTTTCGTCTCCTTAGTTAACTCTTATATAAATAGTATATGAAAAGTCTAAAATTATCTTATCCGCGATAAAACCTTTCTTTGCTGGACTTATTAGAAATTTGCTCCACCTCATCTTCTAAAATAGTTCTTTCCCTTGATAGCCTAAATCTTGCTTGAGTTTCTCTGATCACAACCTTTGGAGTTATTTGGTTTTTGTCTTCACCAATGATATAGCCCAGAACCTTCATTTCTACTTTTGTTTGGTATGTTCTTTCATCCGCATTTAGCGAAGAAACGTTATTTTCCACAGAAAAATCAGGCTGGATAAACACCTCGTATTTGTGACCGTCTTTTCTTAGCATAAAAGAATTAATGCCGCCTAGGCGAGACATAAATGGCGAAACCATTTCATTCATCTGCTGCTGGTATTCACTTCTTAAATTAATAGAATAAGTTATATTTAAATAAACTGGATATGGTATTGATAATATTTCGTAAACTGCAGTTGGTTCGGTACCGCGCTGTCGAGAGTTTTCATCGCCGCGGCCAACACTTGGATCTGAAGTTGTTGAATGCGCGCCGGCCTTTCTTTTTGAATCAGCATTTGAAAAATTACTTGTTTTTTCTTGCTGTATTCTTCTGGAAATTTGAAGAGCGCCCCCTCTATAATCGCGATTTGCAAAAATATTGACACCCAAAACACCCTTGTTTGCTAAATCTTTAACCATCCCAGTTCTTTCAATAGTTATAATTGGCATAACCAATGTGCCATCATCATCACGCTCACCTTTGTTTCGTTTAGACTGAAAAGCA